TGACGTTGAACCATTCTTTCTTGAACATGCCGCCTTCTTCGCGGACTTCCCAGTTTCCTTCAAGCAGTCGCGCTCGCTCAATTGCGTCAAGTTCGTCGAGTGACTTTACGTAGGTTTCTGCATCAAGAGAGGGGTTGTCGGAAATCTTGGCGGGCATGAACTTTCGGTCAGTATCACGGTTCAAAATGAATCGTTCATACACCCAGTTGTTTCCTGGACCTCCAGGGTTTGTGGCCGCTCGCGTGCGTAGGGGAATATCAGCAGCAGTCATCCCGCATACCGGGCAGGATGGAAGGTTTGCTGCAGTTGATGGTTTACGTACTCGGGAGAAGCCGACATATCGGTAAACGCGGTCAGTCTTCCACTGCGTTAATTCGTCCACCCCTACGAAGTGGTAGGCAAACGACTGGAACTTATATCTGTCGTCGTCTCGTTCGCAGTGGTCGAAGGATAATGTGGCGCCAGACGGAAACGTCCATCGCTTGTTTGTCCCAACGTAATTTGCATCGGTGTTGGCGAGCCAGGCGTTGCATCGGTCGATAAAGCCGTCTGGACCTGCAAGTTGCGGATATGTCTGACGCAAGAGCAGTGCAGAGTATCCAGGCACGCAGACGTATTGGAGTGCGGACATGAGTAGGGCATCTGATTTACCTCCACCTGCCGCGCCGCCGTAGAGGGCTTCGCGGGTTGTTGACCATGTAAGAAATGCTGCCTGTTTGGGGTGCATGTTGTGTGGCAAATCAATTCCACACGGAATCTTGTAATGGGTCAGCGACGCAAGTTGGTCACGAATCATTCATCGTCCTCGTCTCGCCCATCACAGAATGGGTCATACGGCAGTGGCGTGCATGGGCAGCGTTTGCCCAATGAGACGAGTTCAGTCCTGTGTTTCATTCTCCACCACCTCTGCATCAATCACTTCGTTTTTGTCCCACGCGCCAAGGACTGATGACGGCAAATCTCCTGCCTCAACAAGGGCTGCAAGGACTGCGCGCTTTCTCTTATCGTCTTCTTCGATATCAACCTTTTGCGGTGCTGCCTGAGCAGAGATGCCAAGGGGCGAGACTTCCAGTTTGACCGTATTCTCCGAACCCCACTCTTGTCTCCAGCGAGCAGCAAGAAACTCTTTTGCCGCCTTCCAGTCTCCAGCGCGTCCTTCTTTGTACCACGCAAGTACAAGACCAGCCTGTGCTTCTGATTCTGCTTTAAGCGCACCCATCGCAAAATCCATGTAGACCTTTTCTGATGGTTCGGGGTCAAGGCCCTGCTCAATCCTTTGCTGCTCAAGCATCCCGCGCTTCAACCAATTGCGCACAGTTTCCCGCGAAACCTCCGCCACTTCTGCTGCACGGTTGGGCGTCATCCCGCCCTTCATCAGTTCGATAATCGTCGGGCCTTTTCGTGCAATCAATGTCAGGCGGATATCTGACATCTCAATATCTTTTTGATAGTCGGAAGATTTCTTTTCAGTCATGTTTGCCTGCCGACTCGTACTTCAATTCTTCTTCGGTCAATTCAACGATGATTTTGCGCAGCCGCTCAATCTCCGTAGCGGCCTCGTTGCAAATAACGCTGTTGGTTCGCTGATACCGCAATCTTTCTACGATGTCGCTCATCATTTCTTTACCGCCTGAACATAGATGCAGTCCTGCGTGGTCGGGCAATGCGTCTTGATTTTCTTTCCCTTACGTCGGGCTGCCATGTAGAGAGCAGAGCGCATGGAGTTGGGGTGAATGAAGAAATCCTGATACATATGCAGTTTCCAAATTGACCCGTCAAACCATTCGTCATACGGGTACTTTTCCTCAGTGGGAGATGGCGGCCAGGTAATGCGGTCGCGCAACGGAATCTGCTCGGTGGTTTCTTCAGAGTGTTGCACCTGGATTCTCCTTCAGGTACTCATCAATAGCCATCTCCAGCAACTTGTCGCGATTGCGGATGCGGTCAATCAACTTGCCGACCCAATCCTTTGAATAACCAGAAGCCTTGGCAATTGCATCCATCGTCCCGGCACCTGTTCTCCAGGTATTGAAGATGTCAAAGCGAAGGCGATTCTCTGCCGCCTTTGTTTGTTTGCGAAGAGCATCAAGGGCATCACGGCGTCGGCGCAGCCGCGCAGCATCCTCTTGGCTCAACTGACGGGGCTCACGAGAAACCGGCATCACCCGAACTTTCTCAGCCATTTTCAATCTCACCGCTTTCAAGCCGTTCGAAAAGGTCGTCTTCTTTGTCTATGTACTGGGTCAGCCCAGTCGGGTCGCCTGAATCAAATCGCGCCAACTGCAAAGCCAACTCCACAAACCCATCCTCAAGGTCTATTTTCTCCGGCAACTCATTGACGAACGAGCACATCCTTTGGAATGTCTCTTGCTGATACACCCCAGATGGGCTCTCTTTGTCGTGAATCTTTCTCTCTCCGTATTTGCGCAGATTCTCTTTCCACAGCAATAATCCGACGTTGGTCAGATTCTGCACGATTTGCTCGTACCGCTGCAGTCGTTGAATCGCATCCTCAACTACGTACAACGGGACATCAACTGTGTAGTCCCCCATCGTCCATTTGTCTGGATTTTTCGTCCAGCAGTCCAATGTTTGCTGTAGGTCATCTTCGCATCCGTACATCAGAGATAATCCTTCTTTCTGTCCTCTTCTTCCATTGCTTCCTGAATAAGTTGAACTGCCTTTTTCAGACTCAATTGTCTATTGTCCAATGGCCGAGATACGTTGCTCCACCCAACGGTGAGTTCCGTTTCCATCTGGGCCAGAAGTTCGTCCCGGTGGTCGTACAAAGGCAACCGCGAATTTTTTTTATTCATAGTTGTATACATCTCCTATTCGTCCCTATTCCTGTATTTCCCCGCCCAGCCCCTCGGTATTCCATTTCAGCCCCATTGCAAAATTCCATAACGACACAGTAGCAAAACATCATCGCAACAGTGCTCCGTCACATTATCACACTCTGTTACACTATCGCACACTTATGCCGTACTATAACGACTGGGACTTGGACTTCCCGTCATTTGGGCTCAAGATAAATCGTCCAAAGTGGATGAGAGATAGAAACTGTCTTGATGAACCGGTAGAAACGTTTTACCCAGCACCTGGGGATGTAGAAAAACTCCGGAGAGCAAAAGGCATCTGCAAAGAATGTACGGTGCGAATGGATTGCTTGAACTTCGCCTTGGATACCAACGAACGATTCGGCATCTGGGGTGGCAAGAGCGCACGAGAGCGAAGCCTCATCCTTCGAGCACAACGCCTGTTGGCGCGCCCTACAGAAGAGAACTAAGCAATCTTGCGATACGCCTCAATCGCGTCTGCAACGATGTCAACATCCTGATACGACACACCACGTCGGTTCTTTTCTAGAACCAGTGCTCGGTACAGTTTGTCTGCAACGTACTGCCACTCTTGACACTCAGTCTCAGCGGCGTCAGCGCGATAGAGGAGCAGTTGTACTTCCCTATCTTCCATGTTCATGGCCAGACCTTATGTGGTGTGGCCGGATAGTTAGTGCGTTCGCTGTTTGTGCTGTTCACACAGCGTTTTGTGCCAGCCATTCCTAGCGATTGCTTCACCCTTTTCGCCACACACTTCACACGTCCACATCGACTTCAATTCATAACGATTAGCAATCATGTGCATCTGGTGGAAGTTTGGGTCTTCAAACTTGATGTTGGTGTCAAAGTAGTAACGGAGTTGTCCGAACTTCTCTTTGATTTGTGTCGGGGTGTAGTTGGGGTCAATTGCCAGCAGTTCTTGATGGCACGCTTCAACTAAGTGACGCCATCCTTCACCACATTCCATTTTCAGTTCAGTCATTTCGTCATCCTATCCGGAGCCCGAGGTGGGAGTCGAACCCACTATCTCCTCATTACAAGTGAGGTGCATAGCCAAATATGCTTCACGGGCCTATTGCGCTAGTTGGACTGATTTTGTTTGTCCTGTTCCCACTTTTTTTGATGGGAAATGTGCTTGATTTGACTGTCTTCGTCGGCTCGCGAGCGCCAATCATCTTCGTCGTCGTAGAACGTCCATGCCTCAAAATGCATAGCCTCTAAAGAGACAATCGTTGATTGAGTCATTGCTCCGGTTGCCCAAGAGAACCAAGCCACTTCATACAGTGGTGATTTATCTTTATCTTCTTTGGTCAGTTGGGCGTTTATGTATCCCTGTTTTTCAAGCGGGGTGTACGTCGGGAATCCTTCAACACTTCCTTTTTCGCCTGGGACATGAATGAACTTGCCCAACAGTGTTGATTTCTTTGCCATGTGTGTGTTTCCTTTTGTAAGTGGCATACGGGGCGGTGGCACCGGTATGCCAGCGGTGGAAAGGTCGCGAAATGATAAGCGACGCACCGTCCCGTCATTGAGTGTAGCGAGCATGCACACATCAGTCGTGCATTTGGGGTGGCAGACTCATGGGCCAACCCACTGGTCTGCCAGCAGTGGTAAGGAGGACAGATGCGATGTAGGAATACAGAACTACAAGCACCCACCGCGGGCTTTGATGTCATGATAGCGGGAGTCAATGCAGGATTAGGACACCTATACAGCATAATTTAGGTTACAAACTTGAGGAGAACTTGGCGCGCGGCCCACTCGACCACTCTGCGTGGTCGGAGAGGGGGGGGGATTTCTCCTATTTCTCCTATTTCGTCGGATGCCCGAGGTTATCCACAG